GCACAAACAACACCTAAAACGACCTGGTTTGATCTATTATATGGTTCTCTTCTTCCAGTCACTGATAGAACAGAATCAAAATATTATCAAGACACTTATATTTCTCCTGAAACATTTTCCAATCTTCAACGGAAAGAAACAGCTGATTTAATAGCTCTTTTAGAAAAAACACAAGCACAGATTGAGTATCTTGATATTGAAGAGGAAAATACAATGTATGTAGCTATGACAACTGGTGAAATAAACGATTTCCATACTCATCTTGAAATTCATCCATCAACCGCATTTAGTGTTGTAACACAAATTATACCTTTTTCAAATCATAATCAAGCGCCTCGTATTATTTTCCATGCTGCACAAAGTAAACAGGCATTAGGCATATATAACACAAATTTCAATAATCGTTTTGATACTGCATCATATATTCAACATTATCCTCAGCGCCGTATAATTTCCACTAAAGGTGGGCATTATAACGGGAGTGACCTTATGCCTAATGGTGCAAATGTAATAGTTGCTATACAAACATTCACAGGTTTTAATCAAGAAGATAGTATTATGATAAATAAAACAGCAGTCGAAAGAGGTCTCTTTAGAGTTACCGCTTATAAAACACTCACTGCAATGGAAAAAACACTCAATGCAAACGAAAAGATAATATTTGCAAATCCTGTTACAATGAGAGATAGTGGTAAAGTAATTGAAAATATAAAACATGCCGATTATACTTTATTAAATAATGAAGGCATTATCAAAGAAGAGTCATATATTCCATCTGGACAAGAAGCAATAGTACTGGGAATGGTACACGTTCGTGATAATATGAAAGAAGTGCAAAAAGGTGTTCTTATAGAAAAACAAGTTATTCAAGAATATCATGATATTTCTCTCAAAACAGATGTACATTATTATGGTACTATAGACCGTGTATTTATTGGACATCAAATACCAGGTAATCCAAACCGTATTTGCAAAATACGTTTCCGCAAACAACGTCGTGCTGAGTTTGGAAATAAATTTTCATCTTCTCACGGCCAGAAAGGTGTTATCGGGATGCTTATACCTCAAGAAGATATGCCTTTTACAAAAGATGGAATTGTACCAGATTTAATAATTAATCCTCATGCATTCCCTTCACGTATGACTATGGGTCATGTCATTGAAACTATATTTGCTAAACTATGTTGTCTTGAAGGAACACGTGGAGATGGAACAGTATTTATGCCATTTGATAAAGAAGCAATTTATGATACTTTAGAGGAACGAGGTTTTGAAAAACACGGTAATGAAATATTATATAATGGTCGCACAGGTGAACAAATTAAAACAGAGATTTTTATTGGACCAATTTATTATTATCAATTAAAACACATGGTTGCAGATAAAATTCATAGTCGCAATATTGGTCCAAAAGTACAATTGACACGTCAACCAACATCTGGTCGCAGTGCAGGTGGTGGTCTTCGCATAGGTGAAATGGAGCGCGATTCACTTTTATCTCACGGTCTTGCATTATTTGCAAAAGAATGTATGATGGAAAAATCAGATAAATATAGATGGGGCGTTTGTCGCCATTGTGGTATTATTGCAAAATATACTCCAAAACGTGATTTAATAGAATGTCTAAATTGTGGTCTACAAGATATTGCAGTTATAGAAACACCATACTCATTTAAATTACTTATTCAAGAAATGGAATCACTTGGAATTCAAATGCGTATAAGTGATGAGAATTTTGTCGATGAAGATGAAGAACCATCTCTTTTATTTTCTGAATTATATAAAGCTATTAAAGAAAAACCAAAAGCTACAGAAAAACCTAAATCTAAAAGAAAAACAAAATCTAAAAAAGCAGCATCTATAGAAGAATCTGATACTGATGAAAAACTAAGTACTGTTGATGAAGATGAAGAAACCAAAGCTGATGATTTTTCAAGTGATGCAGAAAGTGCTTTAAGTGAAATGGAAGGTGGTGATGATAAACTTCCTATTATTGAAAATAATGAAGCTGAATTAGTAATACCTACTATTACAGGAATGGCTGAAGAAAATATTACATTACCACAAATAATGACAACAGTTCCATTCGATGAAGATGATGTAGATACGTTTACAAAAAACGAAGATGAAGATTTAGAAACTAAAGTCTTTAAAGACAAAGTTGAAAAAGATTCGATTACAAGTGCTCAAGCTGCAATCAATCAAGTTGGAATACCAACTGAAAATACTGCAGAATTAGCAAAATTAGGAAATGCAAAAGCAGCTTTTAATGGAGGAAATGAAAATAACTCAAATACGACTAAAATTATTATGATAAAACAAACAGGACAAAAATTAGAAGAACCAAAACCAGATACTCAAGAAGGCGGTGATGATGACGATTTTTTTACTGACTAATAATTAAGGGTGTTCAAAAATGAATGCATTATTAGTAATTCAAATTATTGGAGTACTTATAATTATTGGAATAATTGTATACATTGTTATTAAATACACACAATTTAAAAAAATAATTACTAATGAAGTAACTGAGCAAGATGCATCTTTTGATATAAATACAGAAAGAGCACTTCGTGATACAGAATTATCAGATGTAATCGCTCAAATGAATACAATAAATAATGATATATATAATACTATTAATAAAGAAAGTACAGATTTTTCTAATAATATTAACGCAAATCAAACTAATTTTAAGAATATTATTGATAAAGCATTTAATTATACAGATGCAAACGGAAATTCAATTGATGTCACTCAAGTATCACCCACAACAAAAATGAATACTGCTCAAATGAATGCGAAAGCTTCATTATCTGTAAATAATTTAAATACAACTGGCAATGTAAAAATATGTAGCCTTCCAAAACCAAGTACCAGTTATAGTCCATCTGCAGCAAAATGTATAGATTTTTCAAATGACAGGAATAATTTATATTTAACTGATATTGGAAAAACTCCCGGAGCAATAATGTTAGATGGTAAAAAAGGAGTTCTTAATAATAATGATTTATCTGTTCGTGGTAATATAAGTATAAATACACCTTGTGGTGATACGAGTGGGCAAATATCAAGTCCATATCATTCAACAGTATCACTATCTACTAATAAATTAGGAATTGGTAGTGGTCAATGTTCAACTACATCACCTCGTGCAACATTAAGTATTAATTCTGCAAATGATAAAACAGCTTTATTAAAATTATCCAATACACATCGTAATAAAATTTTAACAGTATCATCAAGTAATGAATTAATTATGTTTCGCGATAACAATAATTATTCAATAATTAAACCAACTATTAATAGCTCAACTAAAAAACGTGGTATTAAATTATTAGCAAATAAAGTCAATATAATAGGAAACTTAATTGTAAAAGGCACTATTACTTCAAATCTATCTGATGGTGATTCCGCAGATATTACTGCACCTTCAGTAAACTTTGTAAGTAGAATATCATCATCACCATCACCATCGTATGATTTTGGTAGTTCACTTAATGCAATTAAAAAAAATTGCTGATAATGATCCTGTAACACCAGATATAAATATGAAATTTAATCAACATTCTAATGTGAAATTAATTCAATGGATATTACTTCTAACTAAATATATGTTTAAGAATGATATAAGAGATATTGATGCGGCTGCTCAATATTTTCACTTTAGAAGTGAAAACACAGGTATATCATTAGATGATTTAATAAATCAATTAGAACCACTTAAAAATACTTATAGTATGCAAGAAATTGGAATTTATACAGATATAATAAAAATTTCGAAGGCACGTAGCAAATACCAAAGCAGTATTAATCCAGTATCAAGAACTATTGATATGACGAATGATGATGTTGTGAACGAATTAAATTATAATATAATTCATTCATCACAATACATAACATATTTTGAATCAAATAATTTAAGTCCAAGTACATCGCCGTCATATATGTAATACTGTCCATCCGCATTAAAATAGTTCAGTTGTTTATTTTTTTAACTTATTAATAAGTAGTAGGTGATCCATAATGGGTACAATTATACATATACTAATAATAATTTTATTAGTAGTTAGTTTTGTAACTCTATGTTATTATATCTATGATTTTATGAAATATAAATCACAACTTGATTTGAATATTAGTACAACACAAGCTGAGATAAATTCAGAAAAGAAAGAACGTGTTACTAATTTAAAATATGTTGTTGACCAAGTGAATACAATTAATCAACAAATATCTTCAACGACACAAAAACAATTAAATGATCAACAACAAGTTATATCAGCTTTAAATTCAAGTCAAGGTAGTATACTTACTGGATTAAATAATACTATAGCTTTTAATGATGCTCATGGTAATAATATTCCATTAACCAGTTTACCAGGTTCAGTTAATCCAAATATGCAATTATTGCAACATGTATCAGCAACAATGGGATTAACTGCAAATGATTTAAGTGTAAATGGTTCAATGACAATGTGTTCTAGTAAAAATCCAGATAAATGTATTAAATTCCCAGATAATAATGGCAATTTATATTTGACAGATATGGGAGATGGTGGTATCATATTAGATGGAACAAAAGGTGCTCAAATTAATAATGGACTTGATATAAATGGTTCCATAAATATTTATTCTAAAAAAGGGGTTCAAGGAGGAACACTTTCCGCAGGGAGTAATCAATTAATATTAAATACAAATATGGTTGGTGTTGGTAAATTTACTGGTCCATCGCAAATACCCCAAGCAACACTTCATGTAAGTTCACCAAATATAACTGATAATTTATTAGAATTAACAAATCATGCAGGACATCAAGTTATGACTGTTGATGCAAATGGTGCATTGTCAATATATTTAAATGGTGAACTTGCTGGAGTGATTGAAACAACTATGATTAATGGTGTTGCATCATTACAAATAAGTTCACCAAATGTTGTTATTGATGGCGATTTACAAGTAGAAGGAACTATTCAACCTAATAAATCATCATCATCAACAGCAACATATAATACACCTTCATCAATTGAAAATTTTACAAATACACCTGCATCACAAAATTGTCCAACATGTAAAGTATGTAAAAAAATATATATGCCACCATCTTCTGCACCTTCGCATTCACACCAATGTCCAAAATGTAAAGTATGTAAAAAAAAATGGAATTTTCCATCTACTGATTCTTTCATTGGTGGAACACCTTCTCAAAATCTTATGGCACAAGGATTTGCATCTTCACAAAATTCAACTGTAGAATTACCATTACCAAATTCTCAAACATCAGTCCAATTACCAGTATTTAATACACCCTCATCATTACAACAACCACAACAACCACAACAACCACAACAACCATCTATTATTCAAAATTTCGTGTCTCCATCATCAGTTTCATCAGCTTCTTTATTAACACTACCAAAGAATACAACACCTCAAAATATAATGTTATGCTCACAACAAAATTATGGTGTAACACAATTACCTACAAATACTACAAGTCAACAAAATGGAAATATAACACAACCTGTGGGTAATATAAGACCACAGGTTCCTATCAATTTTTCAGAAAATATTATGCCTCCCCAAAATACAAGAGAACTTCAAGAATATTTAGATATATTAAAAAATTATGATAGAAATCCATTTACAAATGGTCAATGTGCTGCACGTGGCATTAAAACATATAATTAACTGTGTATATTTATCAATTTTTTTTAAACTCTTTATATGTAATAGGAATATTAATGAGTATTATAAAAGATATTTTAGTTGATTTGTATAACGATGCAAAAGCTATTATTATAGAAAAATTTAGCGATAAACAAAATGCAATTTTAGAACCAGTATATAACGATAGTACTTTAGCATCAAATTTTTCAGTTCGTCAACCCCAAAATTTTGCCCCACAATGCCATGTTCATCAAATACCAGTTACGCAAATATCAGGTACATATCAAAATAATCCAGGTAATTATACAATATATGCACCATTTGTAAAAAGTTTATACAATGACTATACAATAAGTGATTGGACAAATAATAATACATTTATATCACAATATCCACGTATTAGTCAACAAGCACAAAAAGCGCTTTTGCCAGAAATATATGATATCACACAAAATACATCATCTGCGTCATCTGCGTCATCTGCATTTTCTCAAATGAATGGACCAGTATCCTCAATTTATACACCTGATATATATCAAAACACTACTCCTAATATAAATTTACCCTCATCGCCATCACCATTTCCTCAAATGAATAATCAAATATCACCAAGCTTAGCATCTCAATTAGGTTCTCAATTTACACCGAGTCCAAATATTCAAGTTTCACCAAGTATAGCATCTTTTCAAAATGACTCACAAAGTCCATTTATACAAAATATACAAAACACAAATGCGCAAGTATCACCAAGTAGAGCACCTTCTAAAATGGAATCTACATTTGTACCAAGTTCAAGTTTTCAACCAATAATAGAAACTTTGCAGCCACAATCACATGAAAAATCAAATATTCAAGTTAATTCATCATCAATGATATTACCAGATGGGCGTGTAATGATAATACCAAGTTATGAAAAAGATGTTATTGGTATATACGACCCTTGTACAGATTCATATAATAAAATTAGTGCGAACGAAGAAATATCATCATCCTCTTCAGTTAATAGTGCAATACCTATATATTTCTTATTTAATGTATATTTTCCAACAATACAAAACTTGAATCAACAATTAATTACAACAATTATTAAAGTATATAATATGATACTTTTATATTCAAAAATAAATGGTACAATTACATTAAATAAACAGGTTGATAATTATGTAATATTATATGCACTCTTTCCGGACGGAAATATTAATTTAGCTAATTTATTAATTAAATTATTACCTAAAACACAAACATTTTTAAAATTTATAGATCCAAAAGTGTATATAGATACTATAACACCTATTCAAAATGGAATGCCAATAAATTTTGTAAATCAACAATTAACTGTGAATGTATTACCAACAGATAATGTATTATATCTAACTTTTATATTACGCTTTCCATCATTAGAATTAACTACATTTAATCAATCAATAGTAACAACAATTATAGAAATATATAATAACATATTAAGTAAATCAAGAATATCTGGTTTTATAAGTTTACAAAACATATATAGTGGTAGTGTAATATTCGAATTTAATGCAATATTTACAAATGGTAATAATTATCAGGCCGTACAATTTAAAAATCAATTGCCAAAAACATTATCATTATTAACTTTTATCGATGAAGGAGTAAGTATTCAAAATATATCACAAATAATGACTGGATTACCTATTATTATTCAAAGCAATTCAAAAACATCACCATCATCTCAATCCTATGATACTGCTCTTCCACCATCAAATCAATCCTACGGTGGTTCTCCTCCACCAGATCAATCCTATGGTGGTTCTCCTCCACCATCATCTCAATCCTATGATACTGTTCCTTCACCATCATCTCAATCCTACGGTGGTTCTCCTCCACCAGATCAATCCTATGGTGGTTCTCCTCCACCATCATCTCAATCCTATCATACTGCTCCTCCACCATCATCTCAATCCTACGGTGGTTCTCCTCCACCATCATCTCAATCCTATGGTGGTTCTCCTCCACCATCATCTCAATCCTATGGTGGTTCTCCTCCACCATCATCTCAATCCTATGGTGGTTCTCCTCCACCAGATCAATCCTACGGTGGTTCTCCTCCACTATCATCTCAATCCTATGGTGATTCTCCTCCACCATCATCTCAATCCTATGGTGGTTCTCCTCCACCAGATCAATCCTATGATGGTTCTCCTCCATCAAATCAATCCTATGATGGTTCTCCTCCATCAAATCAATCCTATGGTGGTTCTCCTCCACCAGATCAATCCTATGGAGCCTCTCCAACAACTCAGCAATATGTATCACCTATAGCAGACCAATCTTATAGAGCTCCTCTTGCACCTCCTCCTAATCAAGATTCGGACCAAATAAATTATGGCATACCTGCACCATCGTCATCTTATAGTCCAATAATATATTTACCACCACCATCGCAAGTATCTATAGTAAGCAAAAAAGGGTTCGTTGTTGGTAATAATGATACAGTAGGTGGATTAAAAGTAAATTCATTAATTGCTAAATGGTATTATACATGGGGAGCAACACCTGTATCACCTGGACCAAATGGATTATTGTTTACCCCCATGATTTGGAATATATCTAAAACACCAAATGTTAATGCAGTAATAAATTCTTTTAAAACATTAAATATTCCAGGACAAGAAAATGTCTTATTAACATATAATGAGCCAGATGGTATTAATGCAAGTGCACAAGGAAATATGTTAGTATCTCAAGCTGTTGAATATTGGCCTCAAATTGTAGCTACAAATCGTAGACTTGGATCACCAGTTATGTATGGTAGTTTAATAAATGTCACATCTGATCCTCCTGGAACAGGAAAAAATATAAACAATATGCCTCAACCAACTGGAATTACAGGCCCAGTATCTATAAATATAAGCAATACTAATGTACCAAATATGGTACTATTAAATCCAGCTATATGGCTGGATAATTTCTTAATACAAGTATCACAAGACTATCAAAATAATCCTGAAAAATACACAGTTCGCAGTCCTTTTCCAGATTTTATATGTATACATTGGTATGGTAATCCAGTTGCTTCAGCATTCTTATCATATTTGCAAAATATCTATAATAAATATCATTTACCCTTATGGATAACTGAATATTCCGTAGCTGATTGGAATGCAACTTGGAACACTACTGCAAATACAACCAAACATACAGCAGGGTTTGATTGGTCGATACCAACATCTGCAAATATACAAACAAATGCAACAGCTCAATTTATGGCACAAACAATTGCTGGAATGAATAATATGCCATTCGTTGAGCGATATTCCTGGAAAGAACGATACCTTCTTTCACCATATGGTACAGAACCCTCGTCTTCAACCACACCCCCTGCACTACAGTTGTCAATTGAAGGACCAACAAATATTGATTATATGAATCAATCGGCATTATTTAATTCATATGTTCATTTCCCAACAACACTTCCATCACTTACACCACTTGGCCAATTATATGCTTCATTATAATCAAGTTAAAAATTATTTTTATACAATAATACTTTCTATTGAATAGTTAGTAGTGAAAGATGTTTAAAATAAAAACCCTTATTAAAAATACATTGATATTTTTACTATTATTTGTAATAGTAATTGTACTTCTTATTCCAAGGGGATTATCGAATCCCCATGAATCATTTGTAAGTAGTATATTAAGTGGTAATACATCCCAAAGTATTTATAGGGATACAATGAAAACATCTAAAACTGCAGCTGATGGTGTAGCTTTATATGATGAACTCTCTAGTTCAATGTCTTTTTCTCAAACAAATGATGATAAAAACTATGAATTAATAATGAAACGTTGCTATCAATATCCAAATACTACATTTGATGATATTCTTAATGGATGGTTAATTAATAAACATACTGATATATTTACACAATCATTTTCATTAAGTACAGTTGATTTTAATGAAGTTAAAACAAAAATAATTTCAAATATTCAAAATGCACATGATAATATATTAAATGGCGCTATTCCAAGTCCAATTCGCGGACCAGTATATGTAGATATATTCCAAGTTCCATATTATAAAAATTCAACAAATAAAGTTATTGATATAAAATCATTCAGTATATCATCTTATAATTTCCAAGCAGAACACAATGAACTCGCAAATAACGTCAATTCATATACTCAACCAATAAATTATTATTGTATAATTTATTATCCAAGATATACTCCAAATGGAATATTAAATAATTATGATAGTTTTACATCTCAAGAAATACCTAAAAGAGACCGCTCATATGTATCTGGACAACAACAATGTTATATGTATGGCCAAGGTGCAAATGATGGACAAAAAATATATGCAGGTTGTTCATCAAGTACTGGGTCAACAAACCTTAAGAATAATGGTCTCATTAGCTATGTTGCAAATTGTTTTGGACCAAAACCCGACAATAATTTTCTTCAAAAAGATCCTGTAGATAAATTAACTACTTTATCTTCATATGGTGTATTATATACAATTAACACAACTTCATTAAGTTTAAAACCTTACTTTTTTACAAAAAATATGACATATCCAACACCATGGCAATATACTGTACAATCGCAAAATTCAACAGGTTTTAAACCAATGCGCTTAAGTTCACAAAATCAACTTGAATGTCTTTTAGATTCAACAAAAAATTCTTCACAATGTTATATTACACCTAATACTCCTCAAAGTTTTAAAAATACAAGTGCTATAGTCAATTCACCTTCTGCAAACTATCAAGTTCTTCCAGTAGATTCCTGCACACAAAATCCATCACTTTGTCAATTATATACTTCTTAATCATCATCACTATCTATAAAATCATACACTCCTGATGAGTCATTTTTTTGTTTTTTATTACTTGATTTATTAATTTCTACAAAGGGTATTTTTTTTAATTCAAGTACATCATTCCAAAATTGTTGTATTTGTGGAAGAATACTATTCCATAAAGACTCATCAAATGGTACCCGTGTTGCAATTAATTTATATAATTTCCAATAAGTAAGTTTATTAAATTTAAAAGTAGAATTTGTTTTAATATAATTATTTTTCCATTCAATACATTGATTTACTGATAAATATTCAGGACTATATTCAAATAGAATACCCCCTTTTTCATCAAAATATTCAACTACAATTCCATGGTCAATATTAACATCCGCAGATATAGAATTAATATATACATTTTCATTTGTAAGTACATCTAAAGTACAATCAACAAATTCACATTCTAATAATCCACAAGCAGCCATTTGCCCTTGCATTTGCAACATATATTCATAAGGAATACTACCATCAACTTTACGCCTATAAGGTGTTTTAATTTCAATCATTATTCCTAATTCTGTAATACCATCTGGAGATGCACCATAACAAGATAGTTCAGGATGCTTTATCATACCAAATTCATGAATTAGCATATCATTGATACGTTGTGAATAACAACGACTCGTCATAGCTTCTAACATAGTACCATGATAGAGTGGTCCACTCGTATGAGTTACCCATTTTTCAGTTTCTGGATATGCTTTTTTCTTCAATAATTGATCTCGACTTTCATATTTACCTTTACCTAAAGCTGCGGCAGTTGCACTAGCAGTGAGACGACCATTACGCATTTCATACCATTCTGGAGAACGTTGTTTTACTTGTGGAATCGCTTGTAATATTTTTAATTGGTTACGATATTTTTTAATAGTTTTTACTCGATTAATAATTTGTTCAAGTGTAATATGTACAATACTCTTATTCTGTAAATTATTTAAAATATATTGAGCACAAGTATTATTATCTATTAATGAATCAATAATATCTGTAGGAAAATATTTATATAAACGCCATAGTTCAGCTTCAATTATGCGAATATCATTTATCTCCATGAGTACTATCCGCTACAGCAGCTTCACGTATTTCTTTTTTAACTTTCTCACGTTCGTTAATTTTATCAGTGAGCTCTTTTGTTTTTTTTTCAATAATTTCAGCGAATGCGCTTTCAAAGGTATCCATTATTATTATAATAAAACACTTATTTCTTATATAAGTGTCAATTTTTAATTTATATGAATACACGAAGCGTTTCAATATTATATAAATCATTCTCACCATTATTTATTTTTCGTATTTCAATAACTTCAACGTAATTTTCATGTAATGAATATGCTCTAGAAAAACCAGCGTCTGTAAAATATAATTTTCCATTTGCAACACGTGTAATTTCGGGCATAGTATTATGACCAACAAATAAAACTTTTGTATTACTTCTCATACATACACTGTCTATTACAGATTCGAGCATATGTGGTTGATTTTGTAATAAATCAACATATTGACGTGTCCATACAATACCAGTAGTATTATGGAAAATGATATCGCGAATAATAAATTCCTCATCCGGTGTTAAAACCTCATTTCCACGTAGATATTTTTGCATAGCTACATTTATTTTGTTAAAATCGCATTGAACAAAATCAAGATGTTGCGGCAATATTCCACCGTGACAAAATAAAAATGGACCAATTGATGATACAATATTTCTTCGCGCTAATATTTGTGCAAATTGATTTCCCTGGCTAAATAATGCTGCACGATTATTTGGACCACCAAGTTTATTCATACTGTTAAGTGAAACATATTCAAATATACCAAGTACATTCATTATTTCATGGTTTCCAAGAAGCGATAAAACACGTCCAGCACCACCACTTGCTGATTGTGCTATCCAATCAAGACGGTCCATTAATGCTAAAACTTCAACATCTGGTAAACTCTCCCAATTTTGTTCTTCCACACTTCTTGATAAACTATCTATTTGGTCACCTAATTGAATTACAACTGTATTTTTTGGTTCAGCAATCCATTCAAGTGAGTTTGAAAATAAGCCGATTGATTTTACCATTTTTAGAAGACGTTCGACATCACCATGAACATCACCAATGACTATAATTCTTGGAGCATCATCTATTTTAGAGGGTTGTACAAATGTATTATTCATTGATAATGTAGATACTACTTTAAAAATAATACATTAGATTTAAATCAATATTTAAACGCTATTTTTAATTAATCGGGCTCTTCCAGCTGCATCATCACGATCTTTATAGCGTTTATATGCTGCTTGTTCAAATGCTTGAACTTCAGGATCTTTTCCAAGTAATCTTTCAAGTGCTAACCATACTGGTTTAATTATTCGAGGATAAATAAGATTACTGTATATATACCAAGCAATAAGTAATAAAGCTGGAACTATTATAATATATATAAACCATTGCAGACATGTTTTAAGAAATCCTTGTGCTTCATTTGTTGTAGGTGGTTCTGGGTCTGGCTTATCATCATCTGGTATAATTTCTCCGGTTGCTGGATCTATATCTTGTGGAGGTGGAAAACATACTTGTTCTTCGGTTATAAATCCTAATGCAGTATCATTCTCATTACAAAATACTGCATTACATGCTTGTTTCATCATTCCAATTTTACGTTCAATATGTTGAGTATCACCAGATTCACGAATAATACGTTCGCGATATTCTTCTTCATTATCATATAATTCTGCACACCATTTATGAGCTTGTTCTACTCTTTCAGGTGTATTTAATCGATTACATGCATCTTGCATCGTAGTTGTAGGTGTATCAATATTATCAAAATATGTTGAGCATTGTTTAGCTATATAATCTGAATTTTGTTGTATACTTGTTGGATTATTAGCGTATGTTGAAAATGCACCAGTGATCATATTACTTGAACCAAAATTAGCATATAGATTTTTCAAATCTTTTGATACACTTTCTTTTGTAGCGTTTAATCTATGAATCCAAGCAATTGGACAATAATCTGAACCAACTTTATATTTACCATAAAAATATTTATCACGAGGAATGCATTGTTTTAAATTTTCAGTGCTTACAAAATCAAGCGTTGAACCATCAACAGGATCAACTGCATATCCAGGAATTTGATATTCTGGACAAGGTGCAAAACATTCTCCAATATTAGATGAATATACACCATTTCCTAAATGATAATTTGGAGTAACAAACCAATCATACCATCTTTCATCACATCGAGAACGTTTATCAACTTCTGCATCAGTAAGTGGTTTTTTACATTTTCCACCTTCTTTTATAAATCCAGGAGGACAATCATATGCCATACATGAATAACTTCCACTGTCAATATTTGTTAATTTTCGTACATTTCCTGGACCATATTGATCAATACAATTACGTGATGAAGTTGTACCATCTAAACTATCTTTGCAAAGTGTTTTTGTTCTATTATCTTTATTATCTGTCTCATCATTATATGTACGTAAATCATTATAATTATTACCATTTGAGTCAACCATATAATTTTTTTCATTTTCATTATATATCCCAAGTTGTTGAGCTCTTGAAATAGTACATATTTCTGTTGGATTTTGAGACATGTGTATATGACTCCCTTAACCAATAGAATGGAAAAAGAATTATTCATTTATTGTATTTTATGGACATGGAACATATGATAATGTATTTATGTCAATACATTTTTTAGTAGTTGCATCATCAAATGAATGAGATTCAGTATCACTACCTATAGGATACTGTGTTGGTAATTTGTCATTTTTTGCTTTGCATGTTAGACCTAAATCTTCAAACATATCTGCTTTTATACATATTCCATTTTTAGTACATGTTTTTGGATAATAGGCTTTTTCACATTGTGGAACATAGAATGAAGCTTCTGGATTTACATCCCATGGAATTTTAACAGTATTATATATATCAAGTTGTGATTTTCTTGATTGTGGTAATTCAAAATATTCGGGTGTTTGACTTGTATCTAAATTCCATGTTAAATCAGTTGGATGTTTTGCAATATCACACACCCCTTTTTTTCCTTCATCAGTTGTTTCTAACCAATTTATATTATCACAACGTCCACTTTGTATTTGTGTTCTATCAAATACATTTTTTGAATGAGCGCCTCCGGAAAATAAATTAAAAAATTGAGTTATTTGATATAATGGATGAAATAATTTTTCAAAAAATTTAATTATTCTGCGAAATATTTTTCGTGTCCATTTAAATGCAAGTACGGTATCTTTTTCAACAGTTCTTTCTGCATTTCTAATAGTTCTTCCTAAACCAGAAAAAGGATTGCGCCCACGGTTCTGACGACTATTATTTGATTTTTTGCCTCCTCCTTTTAAAAAGGATACAGCTACAATTATAACTATTGCAAGTGCAACATATGGTGCAATATTTCTCCAAAGTGGTTCAAGTACACCTTGAAGCATTTTAGTAATTCTCCATGGAGCCATTCGTCCATGATATGCGCGAGATTCACTAAGTTGAGCTGCGGCCTGTGAAGCTTTTTCTTTTCGTGTTGCATTTTCAGATGCTTCTTTTTGTTTAAGTTGAAGTTTAATAAGTCGTTCTTGAGTATCGCGACCAAGTTTCTTATCTTCTGCAAGTTGTTGTGCTTCTTTTTTTTGTTCAATAAGTTTATTTAATTCAGCTTGATCTTCTTTTTCAAGTGGTGGTTTAAAAAATTCAAGTGCAGATAATATCCAATGACCAGGATGAATTTTACCATCTGCATCGCCCCCACTCATTATAAGTTTCATATCATTAACCGATGGACCATGTCTAGGAATTTTAAATTTTGTTTTTCCTTTGCCATTTAATATATTTTTAGGCATATTACTATCCCTCTCCTATTGTCATAGATGTATTATTTTTGCGGTAATTATCTTAAAACTAAAACATATAAATTAATTAATGGATGCATATTATATATTTTTAGTTATTCTACTTAGTATAATATTATATGTATATTCATACTATACATATCCTGAAAATATAGCTATATTACAGTCGCGTCCTCATGAATTTAGTACAGATATGCTTCTTGAAAAACAGCCAATAATTATTGAAAATAATAATATAAGTACACTGAATGACTTAAAAAATGCATGTTTTAAATGGAGTCCAACACAAATGTTTAATATTTCGGGAAGTACATTATGGCATTATAATAAATTTAAATATGTCGCAATCCAATTAGAAACACATGGTGAAATTATTCTTTGTCCTCCAAATACAAAAATGCTTCTAGAAAAAAATACAAATCAACAAATTCCTGACCCGGAAAATACAAACCTTTTAGCTATTCAAGCAAAGGCAAATGAAATAGTTATTCTTCCATTACACTGGCGATATATAATATCAAAAAAATTAGACGTAAACTGTATGGGAATACATGATTGGATAACCTATTTTTTGCCATAAATTTTATCCTTCTAGAAAGACCTTCGTAAAACTACTTAAGAATTACCCGCGCTATAGTACCATACAGTGTGTTATAAAATGGCTCCCGATGTTGCAGTGGGAATCGATCTTGGAACTTGCATGTCTTGTGTAGGCATTTGGCAAAATGGACGTGTAGAAATTATTGCCAATGATCAAGGAAATCGTATTACACCAAGTTATGTAGCATTTGGTGACACTGAACGACTTATTGGAGATGCTGCTAAAAATCAAGCAGCTATGAACCCAAAAAATACAATCTATGATGCCAAACGCCTTATTGGACGGTCAATCAATGACCCAGCTGTACAAAAAGATATGAAACTTTGGCCATTTACTGTAAAAGCTGGTAAAGAAGACAAACCAATTATTGAAGTTGAATCTCAGGGTGAAACTAAATCTTTTCATCCAGAAGAAATTTCTGCAATGGTACTCGTAAAAATGAAAGAAATTGCAGAATCCTATCTTGGTCACGAAGTTAAGAAAGCTGTCGTAACTGTCCCAGCATACTTCGATAATGCGCAGCGTCAAGCAACAAAAGATGCTGGTGTTATTGCTGGTCTCGAAGTACTGCGTATTATTAACGAACCCACTGCAGCAGCCATTGCATATGGTCTTGACAAGAAAAAGAAGGAAGAACAACATATTTTAATTTTCGATTGTGGAGGTAAATTGCTGCCTCCTGTAGGTGTAAACCCTACCTTAGTGTTTTAAATATAAACATTAAGAATCTGGTGAATTGCTGGAAACTCCTTAGAGTCTTTCCTACCACAACATGGTTGGTGACAACGAGTGTGACGGTTTGAAAAAGGAAAGAATTGGACAATCAGCAGCCAAGCTATCTTTGAAAAAAGTAGAAGGTTCAACGACTAGGAAAAGTATCCTAAACGATTCGTTTCGCATGGAAAAATTCCCACGAGTGCCAGAGTTTTTATTTATTTAAGAATTTAATTATATATATTCATGATAAGATGAATACACATCTCGCTGCATCCATAAAAGAAATAAAAAATAAACTTACTGATGAACAAATTGATATAAAAACATTATCAATTGTTCACACTGCTAAAAAATATTCGTCTACAGGTGACAAAATCTGGAGATTAAAATTGGCAAATGAAGAATTAACAAAAAGACAGCCTTATATTATTACATACGAATGTTTAACATGTCATAAATTAAGTTCAGTTGGGTTAACACAATTTTTTAGAAAAATAAATTCTGAAGAACCAGATTATTGTTATTTATGTAGAAATACAAAAGAAGAGAAACGTACTGCACATTCACTTCTAATAACAAATTTATATGCTGGTAAATATACTCCAAAAGAAAAATCTATTAAAATGAATTTTAAAGATTTATTATTACAAAGTATAGAAGAATTTAATAAACTAGAACCCATAAAACAAAATATTTATAACGACAAACATTTATCAATAGATGAATTTAATAAAATTCAACCATATATTGATAGTTTATGTAATGGTAAAATAAAAGGCAATCAGTTGAAATCTTTAGAATTTTGGCCAATTTTTAAATGCAATAATCAAATGCATTTTAGCAGTGTATTTTATAATCCAAATAATGATACTATAATAAAAGGTAACCAACCTATTATTAAATGTGAAAATTGTAATATATTAAAACGATGTAAATCAATAGAACAATTTAAAACGGCAATTCGTATACTGTGTGTTGATTGTAAACTATGTAGAAAAACTTTTAAAATTAGGAATATACATAATATTATTAATGAACAAGTTATTTATCAATCTAAACCAGAATTTAGATTTATAACTTGGTGCAATAATAATAATATTCTTGTTAATAATGGTCCATACATAGCATATACATTTAATACTAAAGAACATACATACCGTGTTGATTTTACATTACCACAATTACAAATTCATATTGAAATTAAGGATAATCATATTTGGCATAGAAAGCAAGTTGAAAGTGGAAATTGGGAAGCAAAAATGAAAGCAGTAGATGAGTATATTCAGAAATCTGGTGAAAAGTATTTATTACTTTTCCCATCCAATTGGGATGAATCTATAAAAAAAATTCTTAAAATAAATAAAGATAAGATATAGTCTGAACTTACGTGAAAGCGTAAGAAGTTAGGATAAAGAGCCTAACGATAACAATGTGTGGGCACACACGATGTATCCCTCCTTACACTCGATGATGGTGTTTTTGAAGTTAAAGCCACCGCTGGAGACACTCATCTTGGCGGCAGTGATTTCGACAATCGCCTCGTTGACCATTTCGCCAAGGAATTCCAGCGAAAATATAAGAAAGACCTCACCACGAGCGCACGCTCAGTGAAACGTCTCAATGCAGCTTGCGAACGTGTCAAGCGCACCCTCTCTTCCAGCGCTACTGCATCTATTGAACTTGATAGTCTCTTTGATGGTATCGATTATAACTCCACAATTACTCGTGCACGTTTCGAAGAACTCTGCATGGACATTTTCCGCAAGACTATCGAACCTGTTGAAAAAGTCCTCACTGATGCAAAAATGGACAAAGGTTCCATTCATGAAGTTGTCCTCGTTGGTGGGTCGACCCGTATTCCAAAAATTCAACAACTTCTTCAAGATTTCTTCAATGGTAAGGAACTCAACAAGAGCATCAACCCCGATGAAGCCGTAGCTTATGGCGCAGCTGTTCAAGCAGCAATCCTTACTGGTCAAGGTGATGAGACAACCCAAGATCTGCTACTTCTAGATGTTACCCCGCTCTCTCTCGGCATTGAGACTGCCGGTGGTGTAATGACCAAGATTATCGAGCGTAACACGACCATTCCCACAAAGAAGTCTCAAATCTTCTCCACATATGCCGACAACCAGCCAGGTGTAAATATTCAAGTCTTCGAAGGCGAACGTGGATTCACCAAGGACAACAACCTCATGGGTAACTTCCAACTTGAGGGTATTCCACCCGCTCCTCGTGGTGTACCTCAAATTGAAGTCAGCTTCGATCTCGATGCAAACGGTATTCTCAATGTTAGCGCTCTCGAAAAAGGCACTGGTAAATCGCAAAAGATTACTATTACCAATGACAAGGGTCGTCTGTCTAAGGATCAAATTGAAGAAATGCTTAAGGAAAGTGAGAAATATAAGGAAGAAGATGAAAAGAACCGTCAGCGTATTGAGGCTAAGAATGACCTTGAAAACTATGTATACAACACCCGTAACAGCGTCTCCCAAGCAACAACCGATGTGGCCAAAGAAATTAAGCCCGATGTTGAAAAGATTGTTACTGCTGCCACTGAATGGCTTGATAACAACACCACTGCTTCAACTGAAGAATACAAGGACAAAAAGAAAGAAATTGAAGAAGAACTTGCACCTATAATGGCTAAATTGTATGCTGCAGGTGGTCCTCCAGGTGCAGGTAGCGGTATGCCTGGTGGTATGCCAGACATGTCACAATTTACTCAACAACCCGGTTCTGCCCCAACAGATGGACCTCGTGTTGAAGAGGTTGATTGAATTAAATACTACAAAATTTATTTTTATTTCTTGCTCGTCCACCAATTGGTCGTCTGGTAAGCATTAACGCTGCGACATTTGTAGCAAGTTCATCAGCACCAGGGGTTTGGGTTACAAGAGATGCACGACGCATTATAAGAGCAATATTCAAATTATCAACTTTGCGTTGGGCTTCTGTGAGATGTGGGCGAATTGCATTAAGTACAGCTGTAATTAGAAGAATTTCTAAATCAGCATTATGTCCATATTTTACTAATTCTAAAGATTGTAAAAATGTGAATACTTTATGCAATATGACAATTACTTTTGGTGCAGTTGGATCAACGAGACGTACTAAACGTTGTGGAGTGAATGCACCAGCTTGATATTTGTGAATTGCTTTACGTATGAGAGGGCGCTCTATATGCATCATTCGAACGGTTGCATGTGGGCTGTCAAATATTTCTTCATTATTTATCGAATCAATGTACGGGCGATAATATGGGAGATTCTTAAAAATTTTGGCAACATTAAAAGATTTTAAACCATTTACTGGATCCTTATTTTGAGCAGTAACAAGTGCTTTTATACCTTTCCATATTTGGTCTCCAATTTTTTCAACAATTGCTATTGCAGCACTTTCCGTTTTCGGAACAGCCCTTTTCCATCCAGCAGTGCGATTCTTTGTTTCAACAGACGCTGAAGAAGCTGGAGTAGGAGATGACGCTACCGCCGCATTTGGATCTGGAGAATTTCCACGTGAAAATAGACCAGACGCTACTTCGGGTAATGCAATATTATATTTATTTATACAACGATTTTTCAGAGCATTATATGTAGGCCCATCAATTTCAATCGGCTTTCCAGTAATTGGATTTATAGTTGGACGTGCCGCCCACTCCCGACATCTAGCCTCAGTAATTCTTTGTATGCGAGAAGCAGACTTTGCTGTTGCAGTAGATGACATTACGCTTAATAGTATACCAGAATTAAATCTTGCGTAAAATAACTATCCAATTATCTTTATCAAATATAAAGCTTTCCACAACTACTTCTGCAGTGCATTCATTCAGGACCTCGCGAAAATCGGTTTCTGTGAATAAATGATAATAACGCATAATAACTTCCCCATTTCGCTTATCAAATGGAATCATATAATCAGTATTTGAATTATTTGTATTGCACAATTGCCATTTTGTTTTTTTGATTTGTTCATCAGCCCACACTGATATACAAACCTTACCACCTGGACGTACGATTCGTATAAGTTCTTTCACAGCAGCTACTCGGCGATCTCTTGTTGAAATATGATGTAAAACTGCTACATTGATCACGGCATCAAAGAGTCCCGTCCGATATGGTAACGCCATCATATTTCCAAGTGAAAAACTCAAGCACCCTGCACGTCTTTCACGAGCAATCTTCAAGAGTTCAGCACTCGTATCACATGCAACAACAGTACAATCGCGCGCCCGATAATCCAAATACTTCCCATTACCACATCCAATATCAGCAATAAGTGACCCGCTTGATTGCGAATCTAAAAAACGTACTACTTCAGGCCACATGCAGAAGCGTGAATTATCAAATTGACGCGATATTGAATTATAAGTAGCCTGAACATATTCGGTTTCCAACAGTGTAGCCGACATTATTACAAAAATAAGTTCTTATACACATTTCATTTTTTAAATATATATATTAAAAATGAAGTTGTTACCATACCAAAAAGAACACCATCTAAAAATACATATTTAATTGGAATTGACATATATTTTATTATGTATAAAGATTATAAATTTTTAATCATAAAACTTCCATTTCCTTCATTATCATAATAACCAAGTGCTCTATAATATTCACGTGTGCCTTCGCCAGCAATTACACTCATTTTTTTATATCCAGCATCACTCGCAATTTCTTCTGCTTTTAACATAAGCCTTTTTCCAAATCCACGGTGTTGGACGCTTCCTCGATTATAATTCCTTCCAAATCGTGAGGAAGATGTATCAGTGATAGTATCCATCCTAACATTTTTTTCAACGGTTTTAAGTTGACCATATACATGAAGTTCTCTTATCATACCACACCCCCCCAGTTCAGGAAATATGTGTATTGCAGGACAACGTGTTAAACGAAGTCGTACAAAGCCAAGTAATATTCGTGCATCAACACTTTCGAAACTTATAAAATATTCTTCTCCACGTGAAGCGTTATATTCACGAACTCTTAAAACAATCAATTTTTCATCAACTTCTTTATTTTTTACTTCACGACAACGAATACATGAGCAATACCATCCATCATTTTGCAATATTTCTCCTAAATCTTGACGTATATTTGAATAATAATCTTTACGTAATGCATAGTCATTTGGTATATCACGTATAATCCTATTTAAACGAATCCATGGAAAGACAAGCCCTTTCATTTTAACAAGGAGATCTATCATCGCTTCTTGTGAGTATTGTACAAATGACCCTTCTAAAAACCACCGCTCAATATCAGTATATGGAACAACTGTACATGGATAAACTTTCCATTGATCAACTTGTAATTCAGGACATCGTAAGTCCCATTTTTCCCAATATTCTTTAATATTTTTCCGCCTGTCATATAGTTTTTTGTTCACTCCCAGTAAATAGTAATTTAACATTTCATCATCTAATGCTAAATTACTTCCTGGTAGATTCGGCATCCAATGTGCATCGATTTTATACCCACAATTTTTGAGCAACTCTATAGCTTCGATAGTTCGCTGAGTTGTACAATCACGGCGAATGACTTTCAATACACCATTATTAATATGTTGTACACCAAGTTGTAAGCGAGTACAACCGTATTTGCGAAATAGGCGAATTTCTTCAAGTGTAATTGTATCTGGTCGTGTCTCCAAAGTAAGACCGATGACACGAACACGTGCTGTCTGATTTTCTAGTTTTTCATCATTTAATCTGCGCCGTTCTCGTAATGCATCTACCACCGTGCCATAAGTATTTGCAGAATAATAAATATCGCGAATAAATTGTTCACGATATTCAACAGGATATGATGTCCAAGTTCCACCCAGAACATTTATTTCTAACTTATCAATTTCATGCCCGGTATAATAAAGTGCATCCAGACGAATACGCATTTGACCAAGACAATCAAAATTTTCACGATTTGCTCGCAATACACCGGGTTCTCCCTTTAAATAACTTCGAGGTTGTCCTGGTTCATTAGGACAATATGCACAATTCCATTTACAACTAAATGATTGACGTTGAAGTTCACCAGTCTCCGCATCAATATATTCAGGATAAGGACTTGTAAATACTGTTACTGACAATATACCAGAATGATCACGACCATGTTTTATTTTAAGCAATCCTTGAATAATCCGTCTCATGGCTTCAGTATACACTTCTGGTTCACGCAATTGTAGTGCCAGAAATACTTGATAGAGCACTGAATTTTTATATGAATAATGATATTTTTTACGCAAAGCGCGAAATGTTGTCTGCGTTGCACTTCTTTCGCCATCAATCAAGAGTGCATCTACAAATGGTCGAAGACGTATTATTTCTTCTTCATTTGGTAAATGATATTCTGTAGAAATATGAGCATCTAATTTTTTGTTTAATTCTTCAATATCAATATCACGAAGGTCTTTTTTATTTGGTTGCATTATACTTCTATTTTTTTTATATGAGTATGATTACGATTATCAGGAATAAGTTGTATATTATGTAAATTAATAGTTCGTGTCATTTTTTTTTCAGGTTCTTCAAGTAGATTTTTATTTATGGAAGCAACAAGCATATCCATTTCATATTCATTCATTGATTCATCTTTACGTGGAAGAAAAGACTCATAAAATGAATGCAGTGATTTCTTTTCAGTTGGTTCAAATTCAGAGTACTCTTTTAATTCATCATTTATAGTCTGCTTCTTTGTTTCATTTAATGCAAAATTCCATAATTCTGCAGTAATTCCTTTCACTTTTTCAAATATACTCAGTTCACTATCTGTCCATACAAGTTCATTATAAATATCCAATACATAAGGTATTCCCCATAATAATCCTATACGTTCATTTCGTATACTTTTTCTCCAATTTAAACAAAATAATTTAAGATGTGTAGCTATAATTTCATTCATAGGGTATATTAATAATATCATTGTCCATAAAAACCAACATGGGTCTCCTCCTTCTGCATCACTCTCAGTAGGTGCAGGCCATTGCTGACGTAATGGTAAATTTAATTTTTTACGTGAAATATATTCAAGACCATTTCTATAATTATCCCATTGTTCTTCTTCAATTATTTTACTAAATCCGGCAAGAATACGATTATAAAACATATACGTATCATCTGTATCATTTGGTAATAATTTTTGAAATACTTCTCTACCAGAAATAGATAACATAGCTCTTTCTGGAAAACATCCAATAACTGTTTCACGTAATTTATTAACACGAGCAGTTATAATAGGATCAATATCTCTTTGATTTAATAACATAAGTTTTGTAGTACACAGAAGAGCCGATTGAATATGAAATTCACTCGCTTCAATAATTTCTAAAAGTAATTTATTTGCATCAATCCATGAACGTCCAAATGGCATTGATTCACGTTTACCTATATGACTTGACATTGCAATCCATTCATCTTCTAAATAACTAAATTGACTTTTAATTACATACAAGCAAGTTATATATAATGCTTGTGTACTATCATTATCAGTTATAGCTGCTTTAAATAAATCTCCTCTTTTTGGCATACTTACTAAAAATAGATTTTAAAAATAAAATACTATGACGCAAATTTATTTACGTAAAAGTGCTTGAATATTGAAAGCAGACTTAATAAGTTCACTACTTATAAAATCATTATTAATACGTTTTATGAGAATGGTCGAGTATAAAAATATACATATAATTGGTCCAATTAAAACACGTGTTGAAAATATTTTTGAATATGATAAATATATGAATGAATATAACAGTCCCATGCCAAATCCAACAATAACTTGATTAAGTGTATGTCGTAATGAATACATACGTTGTAATCCAGTACATAGTATTATAAGAATCCCTCCCCATAATGGGATTAATTTATTAATTATTAAAAATGTGCACATTATTGTCGCAGCTTCAACATGACCAGATGGCATTCCCAAACAAGCCAAATTATCAGATTTTTCGCAATTTTCACAAGGTCTTCGAATACTACCAAAAATATTTTGAACAAGTAGTTTTTCTAAATTATTAACAAAAACATGTAAAATAATAAGACTTAAAAGAATGAATAGATTAGGTTTTAAGGACATATTGTTAAACTATTTATTAAATAAAGATTACTAAATAAAATAGAAGATTAAAAAATGACATGCGCATTTGTAAAAAATGAAAGATATTTTCTTACAACTAATATAGAACCAAAAACCAGAAGGTTCGATATGCAAAATAACGAAGACTTACTTACTGAATCTGGTAACAAATATGTTTTATTCCCAATTAAGTATCCAGATGTTTATGAAATGTATAAAAAAGCTGCATCAGCTTTCTGGCTCCCAGATGAAATTAACTTTCAACAAGACTTAATTGATATTGATAAATTGAGTAATAACGAGAAACACTTTATATATCATGTTCTTGCATTTTTTGCTGCAAGTGATGGAATTGTTATGGAAAACTTAGCTACACGTTTTTCAAAAGACATCCCAATACCAGAAGTTAAAAATTTCTACGCATTCCAAAATGCTATGGAAGCAGTGCATAGTGAGACGTATTCGCTCCTTATTGATACCTATGTAAAAGATACTGTTGAAAAAGACAAACTTTTCAATGCAGTAACTAATTTTCCAGCAATTAAAAATAAAGCAGATTGGGCAATTCAATGGATAGATAATGATACTGCTCCATTTTCACAGCGCCTTGTTGGATTCGCAATTGTTGAAGGACTTTTCTTTTCAGCGTCTTTCTGTGCTATTTTCTGGCTAAGAGAGCGTGGTCTTCTTCCAGGTTTGAGCTTTGCAAATCAACTTATTGCTCGTGATGAATCTATGCATACCGATTTTGCTTGTCTCCTCTATAGTAAAATCAACAACCGTCTTCAACGTGAAACTGTTGAGAAGATGATTCGCGATGCAGTAGATATTGAAAAAGAATTTATTATTGAATCAATACCTTGCTCAATGATTGGTATGAATAAGGAGTTAATGTCAGACTATATTAAATATATAGGAGACCGTCTCCTTTTACTTCTTGGATATGAAAAAATTTACAATACTGTGAATCCTTTCCAATTTATGGAAATGAGTGCGAGTGAAACAAAGGCTAGTTTCTTTGAAGTGAAAGTTTCATCCTATGCAAAACCAGTATCATTCGTAGGTGGTCAATCAATTATACCAAGTGAACTTTCAATTAATACAAACGATGATTTCTAAATGTATTTAAAAAGAACTTATATAATACTTTTGTGGTATTCACCATCAATATTTTTGGCCCTATAGCATAATTGGATAATGCGTAAGACTTCTAATCTTAAGATTGTGAGTTCAAGCCTCACTAGGGTCGTAATTTTTATACGTTTATTTAAAATAAATT